AGTTCCATTGTGTACTCTGCTTTTAGAGCACGTGATTTAGCAGTAACAGTTACTTTGTCGATTGAGAAAGCCATTTCAGCGAACTCATCAGTACCATCACCTAATGTTTCTGCCTGAGCAGTTGTGAAACCAGAACCAGTTGTGTAAGTTCCAGCAGAAGGTGAATCGTTTAATGTTGCAGGGTTAGTACCAGCCTGAGCGTCAGGGGAACCCGAACCTCCAGCAGCATCTCTAGCAGAAAAATCTGAATCTGCTTCATTGAATAATGCTTCTGTACCAGTCTGTGATTGGAACCTTGACTTCATAGCGAAGATTAAGCCTGTTGGACCAGTCATTGGTTGTACACCACAAATATCGTAAGCGATAAGATTAGGCATAGCACGTCTGACTAGTGATATTAAAACTGGATCAAAGTTATCAACAGAAGAACCAGTTGCGTTTGTTGGTGCAGCCTCAGCCATAAAGCTTCGGTCTTCCCTAACTGATTTCTCTTGGTTTTCTAAAATCACAGTAGTTACAGCTCTTTTATAAGCATCTTCGATTTTTGGCAAATCTGGATGTTCTAGGACTGGCTGCCACTTTTCCTGTAAGTTTTCAGTAAGATACATTTATCTCTCCTTGTTATTATTTACATTTGTTAAAAACATTAAGATTATCTTGACACCTTAACGTTTTTGGTTATTGCGGCTGTATATGCAGCCATAGCATCGGACTTGCCAGCATTAAAATCAGCTGGTTCGTTTGCCGCCACAGAATCAACAGAATCATTTTCTGTTATCTCTGCTTTCGTTTTAGGGAAGTAAGACTCTTTAATAGTCTCTAACTTTTCTCTAAATTTCTCAGCACTATCGTACTCAACATTCTCAGCCATAGATACAAACTTTTCTTTTTCTGTTTCTGCTAAATCAGCAGTTACTTCAACGATAGCCTGTGTCTTATGGAACTCAGAAACTTCTTTTGAAAGATTTACGTTCTTCTCAATCTGTTCGTTAAGTTTAGTTTCTAAATCTTTTGATTGATTTGTTAAGTCTTCTAGCACGTTATACTTTTCTTCTGGAACATCAATGTAATGTTCTTTGAATAAAGATTTTAGTCCAGATATGAAATCTTCAGCAATCTCGGTACGAATACCTCTTTCTACTGCCAATTCATTTTCTTTCATCCATTCTTCAACAACATAGTTTAGATATGAGTCCACTTTCTCGACCATAGCTTCTTTTACTGTTTCAGTTTCTTTTGAAAGTTTTTCTTCATACTGAGACTCTAACACTTTAACCTGTTCTTGTATTCTTGTCTTAACAGCAGTTTCAAAAATAGTTGCAGCCTTTTCTTTGAATTCCTCAGATAAGTCAGCGTCTGTTGAAACTAATGCCTTAACGTCATCAGATAGGTCAATATCCATTTCAGTTTCAGTAGTAGTTTCAGCAACAGTTTCCACACCGTCTTTTACTTCTACTTCTTCTTCCTTCATGTCAGATGGTTTTTGGTCATTTGGTAATGAACCGTCTTTCGCATCTTTATTAACCTGGTCCGATACTTTAGATACCTTTTTAACAGCGGTTTGGCCATCAGGGTCAGTAGGTTTAACCACTGCCTTGCCCAAATCTTCGCCGTCGTTTTTAAGGTGAGTAGGTTCAGCGGCAACTGCATCTTTATTAGCAGCATTAACCACTTCGTCTAACTCTTTTTGTACTTCGGTTTCAGACATAAGGTCTCTCCTTAATATTTAAAAATTAATTAATTCTTATTATTGCTATTATTTATACATCTTACCATCTTAAACCATGCGCTTCCTTAAAAGCTGCGTAGGTTTTAGAATTTAGATATAAAATCCTTGAAGATATTTGCTTTAACTTCTGCAAGTTCTTTGCGTTTAGTTCTTTCAATTTCTTCTTTATAATGTTCAACTTCTATACTTTTCAGTATTCCGTTATCCCATACCCATTCTTTATTTTCCATAATACCTTCTACGAACGCATCAGGAGCAGATGGGTCTGCAACTATATCAGCTGCGGTTGCAAGATAGAAGTCTTTTCCAACAACATTTCGTCCTTGAGATTGTTGAATAGAACCCATACCTCTTGAAGATACGCCTAACTGAGCACCCTCGTCAATTAAATTCTTAACGATTTTGCCGTAAGGAGTATCCATTACTTTTGCCTCGCCAATAAAGTTTTTACCTTCTGGTTTCAGACTAGTAATCATATGCGAAACTCTTTCAAGATTAACTGTTGGTCCGTCTGGATGTCCTAGTTCACCGAAAGCACGTTTCTTGTTAATAAACTCTTTTGTGTATCTGTTTACTTCTTTTTGTAAAGTCTCTACTGGATAAATTCGACCATTACGGTTCTTTATATCCGCTTGCATAAAGACACCTCTTATCTTGTATGACTTTCCACCCTTAACGTCTTCAGTCAATACTTCGATATCTTCGATTGTTTCTGTAATTAGTTTCATTTATCTACCTTTTGTTTATTATTGTAAATTTTGTCTACAACTTCTCTCTTTAATTCTTCTTTTGCAATTCCGTACTTCTCTGCAAAAGCCTTTCTAAATTCGTCTGCAATCTGACTTTTAGATTTTGTTCCTACAATTCTTTCTAAAATTGCTCTTGAATAATCTTTTTTCTTCTTTCCCATTTATCTCACTTCTAAAATAATTGTATAGTTATCGCCTGCAACAAACCCTTTTGTTGAAAGTAGTATGTCGCCTGCAGGAGATGTATTCGCTGTTAATGTTGCGTTGTTAGGAATACTATTACCAGCAGTAAAGTAATCATGAAAACCACGACCAGAGAAAAATCCTATAGTTGCATTAGCAGAACTTGTTCCACTGCCTGCCCATAATAATTCTACGCCTGATTTACCATTTGTTGTATTGACTGCCCAATATATTTTTGCAATTACTCTATTCGCATCTTCTGACAAAAAGTTTAATGCACTAGCATCCATTTTAGTCACAAGTGTTTCACCTGAGCCGTCACTTATATTAGTAAACTTCATAACAGTTTTAACTCCAACTGTATCTGCTATTGTTTGTGTTGTAACAACATCTGCCATTTAATTTCTCCTAAACTCTGTAATTAACAAATAACTCTTAACATTCGAATCAGTTGTTAATTTTATTATTTTATCATTGCCAAATTTTAACTGGTCAGGTCGTAATCCATACTTACCATTTCCAGTAAAACTCAAATCATCTTTTTCACTTTCGGCACTCATCTTTAAAGTACCTGTACCTTTTATTTGATAGTGACACTCAATCAAACTTACCTTTGATTCATTTGTACCACCTGTCAACTTTTCTGCGTCAACTATTATCTGGTCTGTCTCATCAAGGATACCCTTTGATTGTACAATGTATTTCAAAGTGGTATCAACAAAAACTTTATTCGTAATCGCCATTAAAAAACCCTATCTACTATGCAGTAAATGATTCGTCTTTTCTTAACTCGATTATAACACTACCAGAAGTTCCAAAAGCACTTAACTCTAAATCTCCTGAAGTTGCACCAGTATTTGTTGCGTTGTTAGTAATCTTACCAGCAGTACCGTCATAGTGACCTGTACCAGCAAGTTGTATTGCTGTTGTATCAGATGATGCACCTTTGAATTGTATCTGTACATGACCTGTATTATCATCAGCAGTACCTTGTACTAACTGCCACCATATTCTAGTGATATCTAGTTTTGCACCATTGGCATGTCCAGATAATCCACTTGCGTCTAGTATGTTAGAGTTAGCAGTTGTGTTATCGTCCATGTTTACCAGAACAGTAACTTTACCACCTGACGCACCACTACCAGTTTCTACTACTGTATCTCTGAGCGTTCTCGTTGCAATTGCCATTTTTTATTCCTTACTTTATTGTTTCGTTATCAATGTATCGTTCTATATTTGATACGTTAATCCCATGTTTTTTAGCCACTTGATTAATAATACTTGGTATTTTCCCTATGAGAGGGTCAGGTGTTTTATTAATCATATCATAAACATCATCTATTGCGGTCTTCATTTTAGGTGATAAACTATTATACGCCTTACCCTTTTCAGGACCACCATATCTTCTCTCAGATAATTGTCTTTTAAACTTCTGAAACGACAGGTTGTTCATCTACTTCCTCATCATTGTCTATTTCAACAGGTTCTTGAACAGGTTCTTCCTCAGCAGGTTTCATATACTGAGCATTTTGTTCTAAGTCTTCTGTTTCATGAGCTGCATTTAACCAATCATTTGCGACAGTCATTCTTTTATCATCTAAAGCACTACCTATCTTATCAGATAAAGCACTTTTAAATGCGTCTTGAGCTGCGATATTATCGCCG